ATTCTAGTTATCAACAGGAGGTGGCACAACTTGGAATTTAAAGACATACTATATTCACTTAGAACCAAACACCATTTATCACAAAAGAAATTAGCTAATGATTTAGGAGTTGCACAAGCATCTGTAAATTATTGGGAAAAAGGACAACGAACCCCTTCTATTGATGCAGTACAATCTATTGCTGAATATTTCCATGTTACGGTAAATGATTTACTTGGTGGAGTTATTGAGGAAAGTAAGGTAAATATCAAAAAGACTACTACTTTTTTAGATTATCTTTCTTCTCTTGGATATGGTGTCGGAGAAAGTGAACATAGTGATTACCAAATTCATGTAAAGAATTCTGATATTTATATTGATCTTTCTATCGAAGATATGAAACTTTTGGAAAATAGTAGCAAAACAAATATAGACAATACAATCAAATTATTAGTAGCTACTAAGACAAATTAAACTGTTTGATCATTGACAATATAATATATTTAACCGTGCAGCCGGGGGACGTGCTCTCATCTGATCTGAGCCTTACAGAAAGGGTGATTATTATGAGTACATACGAAGAATTGCAGATAATACTTACTACAGCATTACTAATCGTTGCGATTTTGACTTATACACATAAGAAATAGCCGTCCTGCTCTCTGGAAAAGTTTAGGAACGGCTATCTCTATGATAACTAAGTATTAAATTTTGCCGGGTCGGGTGAGTTGCATTCACCTTCCGGCTGCCTTGTTAAGTATATTATATGTCAGTATTTCAAATTTGTCAAATAGTCAAAAACCGCCCCTGACGGCAATCAGGAACGGTATTTGATAGATGTAACCCATAAACCCAATAAAGGAATATGCGATACTTCCGAAACCAAAATCAGTATAGCACATTCCTTTATTAAATGCACCCATTTTCAATGAAAGGAAGTGCTATTTATGCAAGGTGGAGTAAGAAAAAGAGGTACAACATGGTCATATTATTTTGACCTTGGAAAAATTGACGGTAAAAGAAAGAAAAAAGAAAAGGGTGGATTCAGAACCAAGAAAGAAGCTGAACAGGCATTGACTGCTGCTATGAATGAATACAATAATGCCGGAACTGTATTTGAACCGACAGAAATAACGGTTGCTGATTACCTGAATCAGTGGTTTGATCTGTACTGTAAGACCAACCTTAAATATAACACCCAAGTAGGGTATTTAAGAATCATTCAAGGGCATCTAATTCCAAAATTTGGTATGTATAGATTAAAAGCAATCACTCCGGCAGTATTACAGGAATATGCAGTTGAACTTAAAATGAACGGTAATTCAAAAAGTCATTTAGTTGGTATTTTATCTGTATTCAGTGCAGCACTGAATTATGCAGTTGAACCAATGCACTATTTACAGTCTAACCCCATGCAGTATGTAAAATTTCCAAAGGTTGAAAGAAAACCACGTGAACGAATTGTACTGACATTAGATGAATGGTGTAAAATTCGTGACAGATTTCAAAACACCCGGTACTATATACCTTTAATGATCGGATTTTATACAGGCTTACGAATATCAGAAACATTTGGTCTTACTTGGGATGATATTGATTTTGATAAAAGAAAAATATCTGTAAATAAGCAGATTGTAAAACGTAACTTTGGGGCAGATGTAAGAAAGGTTGTTGAAAAGAAAGGTAAGAAAGAACAGCGTTCATCTTGGTACTTTACTACACCAAAAACCTTTACTTCCATTCGTGAAGTCCCTTTTGGTGAAACACTATATCAGGCATTGAAACAGGAAAAAGCTGAACAGCTTAGGAATGAAATGAAGTATGGTGAATATTACACGATTCATGTTAAAAAGATTGAAACTGATGAAAAGGGTAATGACATGATCAGGGTTGTACCAATTCAAAAATGTGTTGAAAGTCCACTACAGCGTATCAGGTTGGTGTGTATTGATGAAAACGGTCAGTATACTTCCACTGATTCATTTAAGTATTGCAGTAGGGTTATACACCATGAAATGCATCTTGCTTTTGATTATCACAGCTTAAGGCATACACACGCAACACTGTTGATTGAATCCGGTGCTGATGTTAAGAATGTTCAGACACGATTAGGACACACCAACATAGAAACCACATTGCAGACCTACGTGCATGATACTGAAAAGATGGCTGAACGTTCTGTTAATCTCTTTGAAAAAATCACACAAGCAAAAACGTCATAAATAAAAATATTGGGAGTGAATCCGCTAATTGTTCAGCGTGTTCACTCCCTTTTCTTTGTTCAGTGATAATTTTAAAAATTACGGTGGCGAATGGGTGGCAAGTAGACTGAACTCCACTCAATAAAGCTTGTAAAACCGCTTATTTACGTGATAATAAACATACCGTCTCCACATGCACACTCTGTGGGAACTGATCCACCCCTCTGCACACCGTAATCTCATACCCATTCGCACACAGATACTTCAGATCTCTCGCCAATGTCGCACTGTCACAGCTTACATACACAACCTTCTCCGGCT